CTCTCAACCTTACCAGCGAGATAGATAGTCGAATCCGCAATAAGTTTTCTTTGCTTGGCCCAATCTCTCGCGTTTACTCCGGTGCTGAGGATTTCCAGTTTGGCTCCAATGAGTTTATCGCTGATGAAGATATCTCAGCAGACCTTGGCCAGACGGAGACATCCTCCGTAACTACAGATCAAAACTATACTGGCGTTCTGTATTATTTTAAGAAAACCGTAGATCGAGAGTATCCTACTCAGGAAGTTGGTCTAAAGACATACATCGGTGGTGGCAGCCTGTTTGTCTACGATGGCACCCATATCTTTGAGAATAACTTCTGGGAGTTTCCTCAGATTAAGGTTCTTAAGGAGATTGAGAGGATTGAGGGGTCGGCAGATGCCGAGACTGTCTCCTATGCGTTTGTCTTCTCATCTGTAGATGGCGCCGGTGATTTGCATGAGTCAGTTACGGTTCTTAGTGATCCAATCTCAAAGTCCGCTAATAACTCCATATGCGGTCAGATTTATATTACAGACTTTACACGTCGTGATTTGACTGACGCCAGCTCTGCTCGTCCTCAGTTGGATATCTATCGAACAGAGAATAACGGTTCTGTTTTCTTTAAGATTCAGTCTATCGCTTTCAATGCGACTGATAGATGCATTACTTTCGTTGATGACTTCAAGAACGTCATCGACAAGGAACAGTTGCTTTACACCACCGGCGGTATCCCAGACAACTTCACCACGGGCTCTATCTCTGACATGGTTCTGTATAAGAACCGCTTAATGGTGGCATCAGTTAGTGGCCGGAACATTGTTCTTGCATCTAAGCCACTTTCTCAGGGTTTTTCTTGTGGGTTTCCTTTGATTCCGCCGTTCCAAATCTTGATTCAAGATGAGACTGAGAAAATCACCGGTATTGAGAAGATGCCTGACTTCCTGCTCTGTTTCAGCGCAGACAATGCCTATGCGGTGTTTGGTGATGGACCTAATGCAGCCGGTGCGGGTGGTTTCTCTGGTGCTAAGAATATTGCACCACGACAGGGGCTTGTTCCTGGAGGAGCACATCTCTCAACATCTCTCGGTGCATTCTATGTCTCTGAGCGTGGTCTTTATATGGTAACGCCGAATACTCAGATCAATTATCTTGGCGCATCAGTTGAGGACTCCTTTGTTGCTAATGGGGGGACTACTGGGACACCTGTTAGGTCGCTCGTGCTAGATGATGATGAGAATGAAATCCGAATGCTTATGCAGAACAATTCGGTTGTTCTCATCTACAACACATTTTTCAATACTTGGTACCAGTGGGATATCTCGACAGGGAACACCGCGAATCAGAAGATTGTAGATCAAAGAATCATCAACAGAACTTATCTGGCGCTTCAGGCAAACGGGACTGTCCTGATAGCAAGTAAGGCTGGATATCAAGACCAGTACTATAGCTCTGGAGGCAGTCCGACCACGACCAACTACGATATGGAAGTGGAGCTTCATAGTGTATCGGTTAATGGTCTCCAGGGGGCACAGCGTGTCTACAGGGTTCAGTTGCTTGGTGATTACATCGATGCAAATGACCTGACGATGCAAATCTTCAATGACTACGCAACCTCTGCAACCGAGACGCATACTCTAGGGATTGCTTCAGATACTGATCCATATATCTACCGGGCACACCTTAAGAATCAGAAGAGCCGTGCTATATCTTTAAAGATCTCAGTAAGCGGCAATGGGGCGAGTGTAATTCTTAACGGCGTGGCCTTTGAAGTTGGCGCACGTGCAGGTACATTTAAGTTACCAGCGGCACAGACAATCGCGGAGGTTTAAGATGGCAGAAAGACCAGTTGGCGTTTCTCCTGATGTTCAGTCAATCCTGCAAGACGTAGCAATCGCTGAAGCACAGCGACGTATGACTCTTGGGCAGCAAATGGCTGCAAGGGAGCAAGCGTTAAGGCAAGCTCGCCAACTTCGTGGTGCTGATGTTCTGCGTGCTATGGCTCAAAGATCGCAGATGGCAGATAGACGAGCGGCTGCGATGCAGGAGATTGCAGAACAAAGACGCCTCATGGAAAAACAAAAGATGGCTAACATCCTTTCAGGGATTACCAGTGCAGGAGGCACGTTGTTAGCTGCAGCACCTATGTTCAAAAGAGAGGCCGCCGCGCAACCTGGGGATGATGCTTTTGTTGGTCCTTTGATGACGCCGGAGGCTGAAGTTGCTCAAGCAACAGCAGAGAAAAGAATGGCCGACATATTCGAGCTTGGTCAACTAGAGGCGGCGCAAGTCGAAGATCCAAGAGAGAGAATGCGAATCCTAAGAGAGTACGCAAATATGGCCGCGATGGAGGGAATCTAAAATGGTTATGGGCTTCATCAAAAGACAGGCAAGACGCACCAAGGATGCTTTAACTGGCGGCTCTCAGAGAAGACAACGAGGACTACAGAAAGATATTGAGGCGTTAAAAGCCGAAGGCGGGGAGTTTACCAAATCTCGCCTTGAGGAGATGCAGCAGTACAAAAGTCAGTACGGCATGACTCCTGGACAGGCCGCTGTATATCTTGGTCTTGCAGAGACTGCAGAGGGTCGCGCCGGTGACAGCCAAGCTGTTCGAGACATTCAAGCGGAGAAACGTGGTCTTCAGGCTCAGGCTGCAGGAAGAGCGGCTGCGGCGAGAGATCCATTTGCTGCAGCTAGAGGTGCTTTGGCTCAGAGGGCTGAGGCAGAGGTTGAGAGTGCCGCACAGAGACAAATTGCAGCGCAGCAGCAAGCAGAGCAAGCGCAAGCTGAACAGCTTATGTCTCAAATGCGAATGGGTGCAGAGATACGCCAGGAGCAACTTCGTCTCGCACGACAGCAACAGGAAAGTTTGATGGGCGGTGGAATCGGCTCACTTCTCGGCGCTGGTTTAGGTGCTGGACTTGTTGCTTTAAGTGGAGGCGCAGCATTGCCAGTGTACGGAATGGCTGCCGGTGCTGGCGGTCAGTTGGGGGGAGCTTTCGGTAGGGCGATTTCTGACAAGGACATGAAATCAAATGTTCGCGATGGCAACGCAGATGCTAAAGCTATGCTAGACGCGCTCTCTGCTAAAAAGTACGATAAGTTCGGGGAAGAAGAAGTCGGTATCATGGCGCAGGACTTAGAGAAATCTAAAGCCGGTGATAAGATGGTTGAGGAAGTTGAAGGCGTGAAGACCATTCCAAAGGGATTCGGTGAAGTGCTTGCAGCTATGGCCAATCTTAATGATCGACTCAGCAAGCTGGAGAAAAAGTAATGGCGTTAATTGACGAAATCTTAGCAGCCAATGCTCAGTCGGCTGTTCAGGGCCAGCAAGTTCAAAGCGATATCGCAGAGCAAGCACTAAGCGGGGTTCCTCCTGCACTTGCTGACTTTGCGCCTATGGCACCGGTTGAGCCAGAGGTTTTCGCTGGTCCCCCTGTTCCTGATGTTATGGTTGCCGGTGAGCCTATCCCTGGAACAGTTGTGGCTCCAGAGGTAGCGCAGGCTTTCCGTGGTGGTTCTGAAGCATTCGTTGATCCACTTGGTCGCTTTACCGCACCTCCAGGATTAGAGCGCGCGCCAGAAGATAGATTCGAGGGAGTGCGAGAACTTGCAGAGAAAACTCGACGCGCCGCATTCTATGTTTCACCAGAGGTTAAGGAAGCGCGTGCTCGATTTGACCAAGCAGAGAGAGATCTTAAGGACGTTGAAATAGACCCCTTCTCATTTGTTAAAGATGGCAAGTCCAAGGCAATGGCAATTGTTGGGCTAGTTCTTGGTGAAGCTGCTCGAGGTTTTAGCGGCGGCAAACTAGGAAACGTTGCCTCTGACCTTCTCTTCAAGTTTGCGGACATGGAGATGAAGAAGGGCATTGAGAAAAAGGGCAAGCTTCGAGACTTGTTCAATCTTGCCAATCAGCGTCTAGGCAACGAAATCACTGCATCAAACATGGTTAGAGATGCGCTAGTTCGCGGATACCAGACACAGCTTGATCTTGGTCTTAGAGAAATGGATATGGAAGATGCGGCGGCAAATGCAGCGGCACAGATTGCCAAAGATCTTCAGATAAGCCGAGACAAGATTGCGGCTGAACAAGAAGCCGCAGCAAGCAAAGCTAGAGAGAGACTGCTCCCGGATAAAACAGGAATTCAGAAATCACGATCTAGTCTTCAGCAAAGCCGAGACACAGCCGTGGCATTACGACGAGGGATTCAGGGGGCAGAAAAACTTGTTGGTCAGGTTAAGGTGCGAAGAACAGCGCTTGATAGAGCAATTGAAGCAGCAATGCGTCAAGTTGCTGAGGAAGGTCCAGAAGTAGCAGTTGCAGCCTTTGCTGGTCTTAGCCAGTCACTAGAGGGGGCAGTCGAACTACGAAACGCTATCGATCAAATTGCCTTCGGTCTAGCCACTGAAGGTCAATCGGCTTCTTCTATCTCGGATAGAGACGTTGATAACTTCAGAAGAATTTTGGCGGACAAGAAACTTGATGCTGTCAAAATCAAAGGCTTCCTTGAACACCTTGCAGTTAAAGCAGAAGCAAGTGCCGCGTTCGATGAGGCTTACATGACTGGCCGCTACACAGCCGAAGAGGCTGACCAATATGCCCGAGCAAAGATTAAAGAAGAGCGTGGGTTTGACTTTGATCCGAAATACGGCTTCCTAACGCCGTACCTCAGTGACTTGATAGCATCGAGTGATCCCGCTCTGTCAGGGTATGTGCAATAATGAGCAATGGCGAAACATTCTACTTTGACGCGGGTGGCCAAACACTTGCGATCCCGTCAACCGACCAACAAGCCCTGGCCCGTGTCCAGCAACTTGGTCTCAGTCAAATTAGTGAGTTTGAAGCCAGTAAGCGAAAGTTCACCAGAGAATACGAAGACAGCGTTGCCGCCCCACTTCTCTACGGTGCAGCCAAGGGTCTAACCTTTGGTACTGCTCCCGGACTGCTAACAAAAGCCGGACTACTAGAGCCAGGTGAAGCAGCGGGCATCGAAGAAGCCGCACCCGTTCTAACCACCGGCGCAGAGATTGCCACAGGCATTGCATCTGTTCTCGCCACTGGCGGTACCGGCGCAGCGGCTCAGGCGGTTGGGCGTGCAGGGGCCGCAGCCACAGCAAAAAAGGTCCTTGCTGGTGCCGCAGCACCCACCAGGAAATTAGCAGAGGCAGCTACTGCAGCCGGAAAACTAGTTGGTGCCAAGGTAGCACCAAAAGCACCAAAGGCACTTCAAGCAACCGCTGAGGCTCTTGCTCCGTTGGCCGTAGCCAGCACTATTGAAGGTGCGGTTTACGGCGCAGGCACAGGCATCAGTGAAGCCATCATTGAAAACCCAGAAGCCACTGCGGAGGATATCTTAAGCAGTTCTGCTAGCGGTGCGGTTTCTGGTGCAATGTACGGTGGCCTGTTTGGTGGTGGCGTTGGCGCAGCAGCTAAAGCCGTTGAAGGCGGTACAAATATCGCATCAAACATCTACCGTAGTTCGGTACAAAAGCACGGTCAGAAGTTTGCTGATCGAGTCGCTAAGTTTGTTGCAAGCGCTGACCCTGAAGCCCGTGAATTTGTTGCAGATGAAGTTCAGCAGATTATCAACTTCCAAAGAAGTTATAGTGATATCACTGACGCACTGCGCAATGCTGAAGATCGAGTCGCTACGATTAAGCAGCAAGGTCTTGATGCGGCTTCAGAGAAGGCCCGTATCGGTGTTATCAAAACACAGCTTCAGGAACAGATACGCCAACTAGGTACTAAGAAAACGCAAGCTACTAAAGCCGTTACAGGCATTAATAAGACTTTGCGAAATCTTAGCAAGCGAACGTCAGCAGAGGCACAAAAGGGCATCGATGCATTTATCAGCGAAGCCAGCACAGATATTGCCTCTCTTGATGAAGCGCGTCAGTCCCTGAGTAAGTTGCTCGGAGAAGTCGGGAAGCGCGGCGAGGGCCTTGAGCAAGTAGCACGAGAGACTGCCGGTGATTCTGCTTTGAAGCAGGCACTTGATGAGGCTGTTGAGTCAAACCCAGAGATTCCTGGCTTGATGCGCGAGGGAGCAAACGAGTGGGTTAAGGAAACAGTCTCAAGAATCAATGCTTTGTCGGATAGTATTCCAGATGAGGCAGCAGCTAAATGGTTCAACAGAAACGTGCGAACCGTTGAGCGTGACCTTGATAAGATCAATCAAGCTTTTGATTCTGGTGATTACTTCCAAGCCTTTATTCTTCAGCGTCAACTTAGACGAAACCTAAACCTACTGCCGAATGCGTTTAGGGCATCGGATAAAATCCCAGAAGTCGCCAAGAATAAGTTCAATGATGTAATCAATGCTATCAAACCAGCAGACACCTACACTCGCTTTATTGGTGATGCAGCCCGAGGCATTGAGGATGCGAAAAATATTGTTCAATCCAACTTAATGAAGTTGGGTGATCTTGGTAAAGCTCCACCAAGTCTAGGCAGAATCCCAGGCTATGTTGAGAACATTCAGCAGCGAGGGGCTGCGATTGTCGATGCCATCAAGAACACACCTGAACTTGTTAGCGATTACGATGTCGCCAAGATTGCCCAGCAGTTTGCTAGTTCAGTTGATGGCATAGCTAAAAAGTCTGAAGCCCTTAAGGATTACGAGCAAGCCGTTGAGGGTATGCGCCAAGTTCTCGGTCTAGGTATTGATTTAGATAGCGATACCATTCAGCAGATGCTCCAGGTTGCAGAGCAAAGTGGCGTTAAGAATATTGTCGGCAAGAAATTCGATGACGCCGTTGAAGACCTTCAAAGATATGTTTCTCGTTTGGATGATCCCGAAGCATTGGCGGAACAGATCGAGCTACTTAAGCAAAAGAAGGCCCAGCAAGCCATCCAACAAAACATCATTTCGGCACAACTCAAAAAATCAAAAGCTGACTTAGGTAGAGACGAATCAGTAACTCTCGCAAATCTTGATCGCCGCAAAGCAGAACTAACTCAAGATGCATTAGCAGGCGGTGCTTTACTCGATATTATCATCGGCGGTATGATTCCAAACTTTCTAAGTTATGGTGTCTTGGCATACAGGGGCGCAAAGTATCTCAAGGAGCATCCTTCTAAGGTGTTGCAAGGTACAGCCGGAATCCTCGCTGCTGGTTCTAAGACCAATAACTTAATGAGAAACCTTGCTCAGAAAACCCTCAAAGCAGTTTCTCTCGATGACTTTGATGCAGTTAAATATAAACGTCAGGGTTCAATTCTCGGCAAGGTGCTCGGGCAAACTGCGGGGATAATTGGCGCTCCGTACCAGACCCCTACTGATGAAGCATACAATAAGTCAGTCGCTAAGATTAAAGAGCTGCAAACCAATCCAGACCGCATGATGCAGACCATCGAGCGAGTTGCTTCTGGTGGGCAGAATGTTGAATCTCTCCGTGGGTCATTGGCGCAAACCACTCAGCGCGCAATCAACTACCTGGGAACCTTCACGCCAGAGCTTGCACCATCAAGCCCGTTTGACCGTTACGAGCCAGTGCCTACGCCAGAAATGAAGATGCGATATGGCACAGCAATCGAGGTAGTGAACAATCCGGTCAATGCTTATTACTACGCATTGTCCCGCAACCTTCTGGACCAGCAAGTTCTAGAGCCACTGCGGGCTATCTACCCAGATTTATATACGCGACTTCAACAACAGACGATTGATACGTTTGTCGAGAATCGCGGTGTTTTACCGTATGCTACGCGGGTTCAGCTCGGCATGGCGTATGGTCAAGGTATGGATCCAACAGTCGCTCCACAGTTCGTTGGCGCGATGCAACAAATGTACACAGCCCCTAGCCAAGAACAAGTGGGTGGGGTTAACATGACACAGGGGGGAGTAGGCAAGCTAAGCAAGTCAGCAGCCGCTTATCAAACCCCCGGACAACGTATGATGGGGGCCTGACATGGCAACAGTAATTGAAGGACAATCAATCTATGTAGGGCA